CGAAACAAACTCTGTCGCCAAGCGCGGCTGTTCCCGCGGGCGTCGTTTCTCGATTCCGGCCCGGGAGTACCTAACGCCATCCGCCTCCCATCCCGTAAGGCTTCCGGCTGTAAGGCTTCGGGTAGGCGCGGCCTGGCACGCGACCTGCATGGGCGCGGCGGGGAGGTGGGAAGTAGATGTTGAAAGAGAGAGATAATTCAATCTTTCAATACCTCCCTTACACCAACGCCCGTGCGCTCCGCGTACGCGCGCGATGAATGAATGAAAGATTGAACTATTCGGGTCAGGCCAGCGCATACACCACCCTCGGCCGCGTCGCGGTCGCTTCCTCTTCCTGCCGTAACTGCTGGGTTTCCACGAGGTTGTCGATGACTTCCTGCCGCTCGCGCTGGGTCAGCCACTGTGTCTTGCGGCACAGTTCACTGCGCGAGATCCTTCCACCCGCCTTGCGCACCACCCGGACCACGCGCTTCTGCCGGGCGTCGAACACGCCCTCGGCGACCCACTCGTGCGCGATGTAGAGCATGCGCCGGGTCAGGTACGCCGACAGGTCGCACGCCCACCGCGCCGCGTCTTGGTTGATCACCGGCTTCTGGGCGTTCGCGGAGCAGGCGTAGATGAGCGCCAGGCGGCAGGCCTTCTCCTCGGCCCGCGCCCACAGCGACCGCCCCGCGTCGTCGGGCTTGGCGAGTTCGGCATCGACCATCGCGGCCAACGCATCGAACATGGCTCCCGCTTCCGGGGTCGTCTCGATGACGAGCGGCTGGGGATGCTCCCGCTGGAGGTTGCCGCCTGCGGGAGGGTTGAACGATCCCCACCACGCGGCGGCCTGCTTGAGCGGCTCGGGCACGCCCACGGCCTTGGCCCGCTGCCGCGCCGGCGTCTCGGTCGCCTCGAACACGAGCAGGCGCGCGATGAACCCGTCGCTGAGGCTGTCGGCGGTGAGCGACTCGTAGAAATGCTCGGGCACGGTGGTGCCGTAGACGCTCGCGCACGGTTGATCGACGACCTTGTTGCGCTTGGCGTCGGCATAGGCCTTGCCCCGGAAGACCGTGTCGGCGCTGCTGTAGAGCTTCATCAAGACTGTCAGCACGTTGAACAGGTGCGGCGCCTTCTTCGGATCGCCGATCGTCCGCAGGAAACGTCCGAACTCGTCGATCTGGAACAGAATCGCGGGCTCGGTTTCAACGGCGGTGACGAGCCCGGCGTCCGACGCCAGGTCCTCGTTCCCCTCGTGCTCGACCATGCCCGCGGCGAACAGAATGTTCTTGTTCACCTTGCGGGCGTTGTCCTTGCCCGCGCCGGACGGGGCGACGCCGACGCAGTAGAGGTTGGTGCGGTTCCCGCGCTCGTCCCTGACCTTGCGGGCCGCGAGCACCGCCTGAAGGCAGATCCCGGCGGCGAGCGCCAGCACGCGCTGCGGGCGCGTCGCGGTCGCCAGGTTGTGCTCGACGACCTGCTCAATGAATCCCGGCACGCGGAGCAGGTGATCGGGGAACGGGCCTGGATCGGGCGGGCGCTCGGAACGGGAGCGGTCGCCGTTGTCGCCGCGCCGGCGTTCAGGATCGAACCCGGAGAGATCGACGCCGCCGAGGTCCTCGGGCCTCTCGGCATCACGGAGCCAAGCGTGCGGCTTCTCGTGCGGCTTGGACGCCGCGTCGTCGATCTTGTGCCGCAGTTCCTTGTCCGACCACGGCGGCTGGCAGCGAGGGTTGTACCGGTCCCACAGCAGCCCGAACGCCGTTTCCGGGTCCAACCCGAAGCCATGCACCATCGCGGTGGCGGCCGCGTAGGTCTGGCTATGCCCACCCGAGCCGGAGATCGCCGGCGGGATGCGGTCGAGGTATGCCTCGGCACGACGAACAACAGCGTCGGGGGAGGGCGTGCCCGTCGCCGGCGCAGGTTTGAGCGTCGGGCGCGATGGCGGCAGCTCGCCATGCCGAGCCTTGACCACCGCCCCGGCCAGCGCCGCCACGCACGCCGCCAACTCCGCTGCATCAACCACGGCGGGCTCGCCGTCGAGCGGGTCATAGGGTTCCCCGCTGGGGTGAACGCTCGGCCCGACCACCGTCTGTGCCCCGGTGCTTCTGAACTCAACGATCATCTTTTTCGAGACGGGGTCCTGGTGCTTCCGGGTCTTCGCACCTACGCCGACGTACCACCAGTGCGAGGCGGGCTTGCCGGGGCGGCCCGTCATCGCGCCCGTCGGCGGCAAGAACCGCGGCGCGAAACCGATCGCCTCCTCGCAGTCCAGGTCCACGTCCACAAGCCAGCCGCTCGGCTCGCCCAGGAGCACGCCGATGTTGCCCGTGCCGTTGAAGTGCTGGGAAATGTCAGCTTTTGACAGGCGCAAATCCGTCCAGCCCTTGAGCACCGGGATCTTCTTCCCGGCGGGCACGGGGATAACCGCGTACCCGCGCTCGAGGTACGACCGTGCTGCATCGAGCAAGGTGGACGGGCGCTCGCTCATCGATCAGTCGTTGTCCTCGCGGCGGCGGACATTCGCGCCGTGCAGACGGAGCATCCGAGATGCCTCCTCACGGTCGCGTTTGCTGGCGCGGTAGTCGAGGAGTCGATCGAGCTCAATGGTCGGCTTCACCGCCAGGTCGAAGCTGTGCTGGTTCCCCGCCAGGGCCACGGCGTGCCCGAGCGCTTGCATGCACGAGCTGGACCTGTGCGTGCCGGCGGCGGCCAGGATCAGCGGAACCTCCGCCCGCACCTCGCCGTGGTACATGAGTCCGCCGACGGCCTTGGCGATCGCGGCACCGACACCCTTGGCGTCGCTCTTCTCTGCGGCCGTGGACGCCGAGTGGTGGGCCATCAGGCGGCCGTCCTTGTCCGTCTCTTCGATGGTGACTGTGATCATGCGTTGCTCCTTGTCCGGGGTCAGAAGGGGATCTCGTCGTCGGGGATGCCCTGGGTCACGCCCGCGGGCTCGGGCGTGCGCTCCGGCAGGCCCTCGTCGCTCTCAAGGCGTTGCGGCTGGTCGCCCAGCCGGTGCGCAACGACCCGCTCGAACTGGTCGCCCGCCTTCTTCTCGACCGTGATGGACAGGGTGGGAGCGATTGCGCCGGCCTTCGCCATCTCGACCGCTTCCTCCGTGCCGCCCGGCACGTGCTCGACGGAGCGGGCTCGCCACCAGGCCTCGGCCTTGGTGCGGGCGTAGCCGGTGTGGTCGAAGCAGACCCACTCGCGGAAGTAGCGGTTGAAGCCGACGCGGTACTCGACGCGCATGGTCAGCGGCGCGGCGGGATCGCCCCGCTTGCAGTGGACGTGGTAGGTCGTCTCGCTCACGCGGTAATCGTCGCGCGTGGTCTGTCCTGAGAGGATGCCCTCGGTGCTGGCCTGCGCTTCGTGCTGCTGCTTGTTGGGCTCGGGGAACTCATGCCCGCACTCGGGGCAGCGCTGGTAGCCCGCCGCGATCAGCGCGTGGCACTGCGGGCATTCCTTCGCCGGCGCCTCGCCCGTGCCATCGCTGGGGCGCTCGATCCGGATGGCATCGACGGGGCCGTGCCTGAGTACGTTGCCGCCGAAGTCGAGCACGAGGCAGTCCGCCTTGCCGGGATGGAGCCGGAAGCCTCTGCCGACCATCTGGTAGTACAAGCCCGGCGACATCGTGGGGCGCACGAGCGCCACGCAGTCGATGTGCGGCGCGTCGAAGCCGGTGGTGAGCACGTTCACGTTGCACAGGTACCTGAGTTCGCCGGCACGGAAGCAGTTGAGGATGGCGCTGCGCACGCCGTCGGGTGTGTCGCCGCAGACGAACCCGCACTCGATACCGTGCTTGGCCTTGAGCACCTCGACGAGGTGCTGGCCGTGGCGGATGCCAGACGAGAAAATCAGCGTGGCACGCCGGTCTTTGGTGTGCTCGACGATCTCGGCGCAGGCGCCCTCGACGAGCCCTTCCTTGTCCATGAGGTCCTCGACCTCGCTGGCCACGAACTCGCCGGCGCGGACGTGCAGGTCGTCGGTCGACACCTTCTGGAGCCCGGCCTTGGTCTTCAGCGGCGATAGGAAGCCCTGCACGATGAGTTCGCGCACGCCGACCTCGTAGCAGACGTGGTTGAGGATGTTGTCGGTGCCACAGATGGAGCCGGACTTCATGCGGTACGGCGTGGCGGTCAGCCCGATGATCCGCACATGCGGGTTCACCACCTTGGCGTCGTCAATGAACTGGCGGTACATCCCGTCGTCCTCGGCGGGGACCATGTGCGCCTCGTCCACGAGGATCAGGTCCACTCTGCCGAGGTCGCACGCCTTTTTCCAGATGCTCTGGATGCCCGCGATGGTGACGGCGTACCCGAGGTCCTTGCGCTTGAGTCCCGCCGAGTAGATGCCCACCGGCACGTCGGGCGCCATGTGCCGGAGTTTGTCGGCCGCCTGCTCGAGCAGTTCCTTGACGTGGGCCAGGATGACGACGCGGCCGTTCCAGTGCGTCACGGCGTCGCGGCAGATCGTGGCAATGACCGGCGTCTTCCCCCCGCCGGTCGGGATGACGACGCAGGGGTTGTCGTCGCGGGCGCGGAGGTGTTCGTACACCGCCTGCACCGCGTCGTGTTGGTAGGGTCGAAGGATCATGGACGAATCTGCGTGATCTCCACCAGCACCTTGCCGCCCGGGGTCACCGGGCCGCGTTCAACTTCGAGCCGGTCGATTTGCGAGTCGTCGCGGTACGCGCCGCCGTGAGCGAGCGCGTCGAGCAGCGACTTCTGCACGTTGTCTAGGTCGCGCCGGCGGCCATCGGGCGGGCAGACGGTGACGCGCACCGCCAGGCGTCCGTCCATCCGAGCCACCCTCATCGCCGCGAGGGTGGCGCACACGTCCTTGCGGTAGCGCCTGCCCTCGCGGCTGATCACGGTCCTCGGGCCGACCCGCCGCCAGATGTGGTTGACACTGGGCGGATATGGCAGTTCGAGAACGCGGCCCGATGGACTCACCGCTTCCAAGGAGGCGTGCTCCCCGGGCCAACGCCCGCGGGGGCCCGAGCGCCTGCAGCGCCGCCGCCGCCCCCCACATTGCCGCCCTTCTTGGTGTACCCCTTGATGACGTTGGTGAACTCGCCGTTGTCGTCGCGCTTCTTGAGGCCGACGGAGATCTCGATGGGGACGTTGTGGAGTTCGACCGAGTCTTTCGGGGCCATGACGCCGACCGCCCGGCAGATCGCCGACAACTCGGCGCGGGCGATCTTCACGGTCATCTCATTCTTGTTCTCCATGTTCAGCCTCGCCCACACGAGGCGGCCCTTGTGCTCGCCGTCCACGACCTGGAACGTGAGCTGGAGGTACTTGCCGCCGCCGGCCTTCGTCGGCTTCAGCTCCGAGTCGGTGACGACGGCGATGTACTTGCCCGCGGGGATCGGGTCGAGTGCAACCGACGGGTCGACCTGGTTCGCATCGAAGTTGTTCATGTTCGCCATGAGTCGGAGTCCTTTCAGTTGGTGGCGGTGGTGGTGACGGCCGCGCCTGTGGCTGGAGCGGCATCGGTGTTCTGGGTTGCGGCGGGAGCGGCGTCGCCGCGCGAGCTAGCCGCGTGCGCGGCGAAGACGCGGTAGTCGAGGAGCAGCTCCTCGGGCAGGTTCAGACGGTTCTTGGCGACGTGCGCCGGCCGCTCGACGGTGCGGATGACCCGCTCGCCGGTGCCGACGCCGTTGTGCTTGGCTTGGTTGAACCCCTCGGCCACCTTGACCGTGTGGACTTTGTAGGTGGCGAAGAGCACCTCGTCGGCCCACTCCTGCACGAGCGCCGAGGCGAGTTTGTGCAGACGGGGGCTGTAGCGGTCGTAGGGAACGGTCTCGGGGTTCTCGAACTTCTCGATCTTCGCGTGGGCGAGCACGATCACCGTCATGCCGCGATCGCTGCGGAGCGCGTCGAGAGCGCCCAGCACCGTCCGCCACTTCTCGATGGCGAAGGCGTAGCCCTTGGCGTACCCGATCTTCTCGATGCTCTCAACCTGCTCGTCCTCGCAGACCTCGTTCCAGATCAGCCGCTCGAGCCAGTCCAGCGAGTCGATGACAACGGTCTTGTACCCGTGGTCGGTGGAATAGAGCGACTCGAGCGCCGCCATCACGTCGCCCAGGCTCTTGGCCAGCGGGAACGACTCGCACTCGATGTCGCCCAGGCCGTCCTCGGTGGGAATGAAGATGGGAGTCTCGGCCATCGCGCCGAACGTGCTCTTGCCGATGCCGTGCGTGCCGTAGAGCATGACGCGGCGCGGCTTGGGGTTGCGGCCCTTGGTGATCTGGGTCATCAGGGTTGTGGGGGGCATGGGGTCTCCGGTTGGGATGAGGTCATGGGGAAAGATGTCGCGGACGAAGTCGCCCTGGCCGAGGCGGACGAGCGGGTACGCGGTGCTCATGCGGCCGGCGCGGTTGCGGGTTGGCGGACGGACTCGCGGCGCACCGTGAAAGAGCCGCGGCCGAACTCGTGCGAAAGGAGCGAGGTGAAGATCTGCGTGACGGCCTCGCCGGTGGGCGCGTCGCCCGCGACGCGGATCTCCGCACGGAGCGGGTCGGCCGTGTACGACACCTCGGTGCGGACGCGTGCCTCGCCGAAGAGGCCCTCCGCCGCCAGAAGCGACAGCCGCATGGTGTCCTCGGCCTCCGACAGATCCACGTCGGGCTTGAACTGGAAGCGGAACTCGGTCGCACTCATGGGGCAAACCTCCAAAGAATTTGCGGCGTGTCTCCCGTCGGCGAGCGGCGGAGCGCCCGGGGGTGACCCGGACGCTCCCCGCCGCCGATCCGCAGCGAGGCCCGTGCGGGGCCTCTGCTGGTTCCCTATGCGGTTGGCCCGCCATCTGCCCGCTTGCCGGTGATCCGCTCGCGGATCGCGGCCAGGGCGCGGTCGATCTGGCGACGGGAGACACGGCGCAGGCGCGCCGCGCCGGCGACGCCGTGGTTGATGACCTCGCGTAGCAGCGCACGCTCGCGGGCCGTCAGCGAGTCGTTCGCGTCGCGGAACGCCTCGCGGATCTCGATGTCGTCGAGCAGGTTCTTCGCCTCGATGCCGTTGCGGCGCTGACCGTCCGCATCGCCGATCATGTCGGCGAGCGAATCAAGCTCGCCGTCGCACTGGACGAGCGTGCCTTCGAGGGACAACGCCTTGAAGCCGCCGCTCCGCTTGCCGGCGCGGCGGCGGCGGAGTTCCATGCCGACCCAACTGCCGATCGCGGTCGTGACGAAGGCCTCGATGTTCCCTCGCGTGGAGTCGAACAGCCGGGCCTTGGTCCAAAGGTACATGGCCATGTCCTGGCGCAGGTCCTCCTCGTCCGACCGGGAGAAGTCGGAGCGGCGGCAGAGCTGCGTGGCCTTGCGGCGGATCAGATCGCTGGTGAAGGGGTGGAAAACGACGTCGCTGCGGATCGACATGCGGCCTTTCCGCCGGAGGAATGCTCCCGGGCGGTCAGGTCGGGGTGATCGATCGATCTCCGTGCCGCGACGACGTGTCGCTGGTTCTCACAGAGCCCCTTGGTGACTGCCGGGTTATGGCCTCGCGGCTAACCGCGGGGCGTCACAACCCATGTGGATTTGCCACAACGCGTGTGGCATCTGGTGGATCGGCGTGCCTAAAGCAGCCAATCAATCTCCCGCTCGGGGGAGTACTTGAAGAACCGACCCGATGACACCGACGCCAGTAGGTGCTGGCCGGCGGGGGGCACCTTCTCCGACAGAATCTCGATCTCCCGAGCGACCGCCATCGACACCGACTTCCGCACCCGGTCGGCGTCGGAATCCTCACGGGCACGGCCTCCGAGACCGAGTCGGCGATTGAGCTCGATGGACAACTGGTCAAGCTCGGCGGTCGCGGCGTCAAGTGCTCCTTGATCGTTTCGCTTCTCGGCTTCGGTCTTACGGTCCATCACCGCCTCGTACCTGGATTTGAGGGAGCGCTTTCCTTCTTCGTCGAGTGCTTCGCCAGATGATCCCGATAACTGCCGCGCATCGATGCCCGCACGCGCCGCGAGGAGAGTGGCTGCACCGATGTGCTTATGCGGTTCCCATAGCAGACGCGCGAGGTACTCCATGCCAACTGAATCGCGGATGTGCTTAATCTCGCTACCGTCAAACGCCACATCCCAAAAATCGCCAACTCGTCGGAAGATGAACGCTGCGGATACATCGCCTCGCGCTGATTTGAGCCATGCCTGCCGAACGCATCCTGCATCGACCACCAGCCGCCCCTCGACGAGCGCCGCAACGGTGGCGAGGGTGAACACAGTTGGTGTCGGCTCCCGCCAAGGCGTCCCGCCTGGGTGACTCAAAGGCACGAGTACCAAAGGCAGTACGACAGACCGTGGCAGCGACTCCGCGACAGTCGCGCAATCGCGGTTGCCCAAGCCGCGCGCGAAGTAGACGTCCATTCGGACGCCTCGCTGCTCGAACCGACCGCAATGCCACAGCACGTCCTTGCAGATCGCGCGAGTGCCGCCCTTCAGCTCCAGAGAACCAGCGATCGCATCGACCACAGCCTCAACATTCACACGCCAGCAGCGCCGGTGTTCATCAGTGATGGGAACGCGAAGATTCTCGGGGCATCTGATGAACAGGTTGGCCGCGCCATTCGGACCCGGTCGGCTGACCACGCGCTCGAAGTGGGCCTGTGTGCACGCCGGACATCGAACCAACTCCGAAGCGGGGCCTGCGACGACGAGGCCGGCGGCAAAGAGGATCTCCCGCTGGCTCTTGGGAATTGAAAGCCAGCCGATCGGGGATAGCGTCGGATCGGCCGCTTCAAGTGCAGCACAGAGGAGTGAAATGGGATCAGCCACAGTCGATCCTCCATGCCTTGAGGCATCGCTCGCCGATGACTCGGAGGTCGTCCTCATCCTGACTCTTCAGGTTGCAGGCGCGTGGCGTGACCGTGACGGGCAATGTGCGCGGGCGTTTCTCTCCCTCAGACAAGCACTTGATCTTGATCCAGATCTCCTCCACAGTAATCTGTTGCCGAGAAAGGTCCATGCTCGCGAGCATCGCATCGAGGCGATCCAGCACTCGACGCCACGTCGTGCCCCGCGTGATTCGCAGTTGCAAGCCCTCGAGGTCATGGCCGTCCACCCTTGGATAGACGAGCATCCTGGTGACGTCCACGGCGTCAACTTCCGTCACACCCGGCGCGGCAAACGTAAAGGCATCCTCCAGCAGGTGGTCCAGCTCGAACGCCGGGCGATCCGGGTCGGCCTCCGGCACGGTTGTCTTCGTCATCGCCTCGTAAAAGACGCGCCGTAACACGGCCAACTCGGTCTGATCGCCGGGGGCGATCATCTCGAGTGCCCCATTCTCTCGTGAGAACACGTAGAGGATGTTGAAAGCGGTCGGAAGGTCGAGTGTCTCCAGCTTTCCCGACCGGTTGAACACCAGGAAGTTGTCCGGCCAATCAGGCAGGTACGCGAAGAAGTACTCGGCGCCGTTCTTCCGGGTGTAGTGATGGATCTCGCACTGACCACCGCGAAGCTGGCCATCGTGATGCGCGATGAGCGCCTGTCGCAAGGCGGAAACCCGCGGGTCGCTGATCTCGAAGTCTCCGCATTTTACTCCCGCCCACCGATGCCAGCACCGCGTTTTGGTAAGGGTGTCTGCCCGTGCAAAGATGACCGCTTCCTCGAACGCATCCCGTGCGTTCAGGTATGTCCAGATCACACGATCGAGGCGACCCTTGATTGCTCCCCACGGCTCGACGAGCCCCGGGTGTTTGTCTTGCAGTTCCTCGAGCAGCACCTTCAGGCCACATGTCTGCTTGAGCGCCAGGCAGGTGCGGAGGAGCAGGTGGACGCTCCGCTTGTCTTCGGCGGCAAGTTGTTGTACCGCCTGCCCCAGCGGCTCCACCAAGCGCTTCTTCTTCATCGCGCTCCAGTCGAGCGATTTCAGCGCCGGCCACGCCGAAAACAACTGCTCGCGGAGCGATGGGTCGATCTGTCTGATAGTGACTAGAAAGTCGAATGCAACCAACGGAGACTCCTCGAAAAGGTTGGTAGATGATCGCTGATCCGTGACGCGTCAGACAGCGTCGTGCTTTGCCCGAAACGAATCGTACAGTAAACAGTAAACGATAGGGACGTAAGAATGCGGCCACATCAGAACAGACGTGCCTCCATCTTCCGAACGAGCAGACCAAGCCTCTCGAGGCGGATACGCATCGCCTCGGCGGACACTTCGAACTGTTCGGCTAACGGTTTGCAGAACTGCTCCATGCGCACATTGTCGGGATCGCGCCCGCCCGCAGAAGACGCTGGCGGCAGCGTGGCGAGAACCACGGGGTCCAGTCCGCCTCGCCATCCCTGCCACGCCGCTACCAAGAGATTCCTGGGCATGAGCAGGCAACTCGCGTAAGCGTCGGCCTGCCACTCGACAGAGGGCTTCTCGCTCGACCGGCACACGAACGCCGGCCGCCCCTTTCCATCGAACAGCTTCGCCTGGGTCGGGTCCTCGCGGTAGAACTGACGATGCAGGCGCCAATGGCCGACCTCGTGCGCAAGCGTGTAGCGGAAGCGGCCGAGCATGTGCGGCCGCTCGTGTGGGTCGAGGCTGCTGTCAATCTTGACCAGCTTCGAGTTGAACCAAATCACGCCGAGCACGTCGTCGCTCTCGAATTCCGCGCGCAAATCAGCGATTTCGAACTGCAGTCCGAGCTGCACCTCGAGGAGTTCCTCGACTGGCACGGGTGGTCCGGTCGAAACGTCAGGCCGCTGGGCGTACTCCGCGATGAGAGCGTCCGCGTCCTTTTCGATACGGGCCTCCGGGACGAACGGCACCTCATTGATGGCACTGCTCCACTTCATGACGGGTCCTCCTCGCCTTGCATGCGCTTCGCCTTGTCCATCAACTTCTTGATCTGATCCGGTGTCAGCCCCTTCACCGCGCGCAGGAGCGCGGGCATGGCCTCGGGCTGGCTTTGAATGATCTTTGGCAGATCCTCTGGGACGCGCCCGGCCATCCCCACGAGTTCATCTGGGCTCTCGCCGAGCAGTTCGGCGATTCGATGGACGAGCTTCGCCGTCGGCGGGGAATCTACCTTCTCCTGCTCAATATGAGACAGGTACGTCGGGCTCACACCGATCATTTCAGCGAAGCGGCGCAAGCTGTACCCCTTCTTGACTCGCTTGGATCGAACGTATGGCCCTATTGATGGATGCTTCTCAGCCATGAGTCGTCATCCCTTCACCCTCACCGTGGGTGCCACCAAACTCGGTTGATCTGACCGCATCGCTTGCGCGATCTGCTCGAACGACTTCACACCGCGGGCGAGCGCCGATTCGAGCTTTCGCTGCGGCACAAATAGGTATCGCCAACTCCCGTAGGCAGTGTGGCTCATCTTCTCGCACCAAAGCGCCGCTGCCTGAGACTTGAGCGCCGTGTTCGGTCGGATCTCGCCCTTGGTCTCTGCCAGCCACGTCTCCTCGGCTCCTGACGGTGACTTCACGATCACGATGAAGTCGGGGAAGTACTGCCGCGGCCGGTTCCCTTCGTAGTAGGTGATCGAGAATCCGAACCGCTCGTTCTTGAAGTACCGCACCACGTCCTTGGCACCGTCAAGGAAGTCTGCGAACTGCTTCTCAAGGTCAGTATGGCATGGCACCTTGTTCGTGTGGCACCGCCTTCCGTCGGCGACAATGCCAGTCCACTGGAACCGTCGCAGGAGAGCGGAATCGAGCCACTCGGGGTTTCCCAGAATTGGAACCGGACACACACCGGCGACCCCAGCGCCCCGAATCGCCGTCTCGAGCACGTCGAGCGCCTGCCGACGCCAGTAGTACATGCCGATGTCACGAGGATCGGCTTTCGCGCCGTCGTGAGCGAGCGGCGTCACCCGAGAGGCCAAGTAGCGCAGAGCGACCTCGAGCAGTTCGTCAAACGTCGGGCCGATCCCCAGGTCCGCGGCAGATCCCGGATTTGTTGCCTGGAACAGCTCCTCCGCCACCAAGAACGCCGTCTTGAGCGTGGGCCATTCGCGTCGGAACTCGTCGAGCGTCATGACAGCCTCAGGGCGGCCGCCCACGACCGGACGCACGAGCACATCCGGCGGCGTTTCCTTCGGGTTGAGCAGTACCTGCGGGAGCTTCTCAACTTTGACGATGTCCGCAAGCGACGCGGTCACGCCGACCGCCCAGGAACGGACGTTTGGAACGCGGACCTGGTTCTTGACCTTCTTCGTGTCGGCCTCGATCCAGATTGGTTTCTGGCCCCACTCGCCCGTCTTCGGCCGTTTCCGCTTCTCGACGGGGAACCCAACGAACGGAATGCCAAATGCGTCGACCGTTTCCTCGGAGCCTTCCGTGCGTTCGTCGAGTGGCTGGTTGAGCACGTCGTAGCTGGCCCGGCGCAGGCCGCGGCCGATGATCTGCTCTGTGAGTAGCGGCGACCCGAACGCACGCAACCCGAGGATGTGCGTCACACTCTTGACATCCCAACCCTCGGAGAGCATGTTGACGCTGACGATGCCGCGGACGTTCGCACCGGGTTTCCCGTGAGCACCAACCGTGTTCACCATCCCGCGGAGCACGCCCTCGTTGCCCTTGTCGGTGTCGAACACCTTGGAATCGATCTGGATGGTGACCCACTTCAACCGATCGTCATCATCAGGGTTCCTGAGGAAGTCGTACTCCCGTGTCAGGTGTTCGAAAAGCCATGATGCCCGCGTGGCGTTGTCGGCGACGCAGAGCAGCACGGGGCTCGGGCCTCGTGCGAACTCGAACGACTGCTGCCATTCTTCGTAGTCCTTCTTCCACGACGAGTAGATGCTGGCGATCGCGCCCTTGCAGGAGCGGATGTACTCCTCCTTCGTGCTCGCTCCTTTCACCAGGTCCCAGAGATCGAGATACACGCGGCCCTTCTCGTCCGGGTCCGGCAGACGCACGACCTTCACCAGCCCCGACTCGAACGCGTCGTACACGGAGAAGTCCGAAACCAGCCACTCGAATAAAGTTCCGTCAGGCTTCGGCGACCCAGAGCCGTACCAGGGCGTCGCGGAAAGGTCGATCACAAGGCTCAATCGTGCCGCCTTCGAAATGCGATCGAGGATCTTGCTCCATTTGATGTGCTCGGCATCTTCACCCTTCCGGCCGCGCTTCTCGCCATAGACGTGGTGCGCCTCATCGTTGATGACAAGCACGTCCCGCCACCCGCGGAGCAGCCGCCGGATGGGAGCGTTCGGATCCTGGCCAGCACGCCGGCGCATGGCGCGAAGCACCGATTGGGGGATGAACCGACCCTCCTCAACGATCTCCTCGCCGATCCAGTCATCGCGCCGTCCCTCCAACGGGATCGACTGCCAGTTGCGAACCAGTACCTGCGGATGAAACTCCTCGTGATACTCCGGCGGCACCATATCGAAGCCGTCATACAGGTTGTGCTCACCCGTAGGGTCGAGTCCATCGCCGCGTGGACAACCACTGACGCGATCGCGCACGGTGAGATTCGGAACCAACACAAGGAAGTTTGTGCTGAGCGACGAGCCGCTCACCTTTCGCTTGTGCAGCGTGGACCACGTCACCAGCATCGCCATGACCACCGTCTTGCCGGTTCCAGTCGCAAGCTTGAGGGCATACCGGAGCAAATCGCCTGTTTCAGGCATCCGGTGTCGGCTCTTCACCTCATATAGATAGATGACGGTCTCGATCGCCTCGCGCTGGCAGAAGAAGAACCGCTTGCCGAGCGCGGCCCGTTCCTCCTCGCGCTCGAACCACCACTCGAGCAGCCTTCGTGTCACAACCGCCGTGCCTTGATATCCGCCGTCGCGCCACGCGCGGACATCATCGCGGAACTGGTTGACGGCCGTGTTCAGTTCCTGATTGGCGGCCGACATGTCGTCGTAGAGTCCGGCTTCGCGCCCGACGACCCCCGAGATGCCGCCCTTCGCGTCCTTGGCCGACGCCAAGAAACGCATGGATAAACGGCGCCCCTCCGTCAGCTTCGATCGTCCGCCCGGCAGCAACTGATAATGCCGCGCTGGCTCGCAGTAGGCTTCGCAGATCACCACCCTGTCGACAACGTAGGCCATCGTGCGGGCTCCTTTACGCGAGATCCTTCACGATTGTGGACTCGTTGCCGTACACGTCCACGACCTTCACCGCGATCCGTTTGTAGATCCGAATCGGGAACTGGTCGGAGACGGCCTTCAGCGTGTACTCCTCTGGCTCGATTTCGATCCGTAGCGTTGCCTTTAGGTTCGGCGCCTTCTTGAAGTCGAAGAACATCTGGCAATCGACGAAGCAGTCTCCGTCGTAGTCCTCATCGAGGTACCAGGCCGAGATGTACCCCGAATCCGCGGCCTTGTACTCGGTCGAACGTCGCTTTCGATCGAAGAGGGCAACCCCCTTCAGCGTGACGGCCGCCATCTGACCGTCCTTGCCCTTCGACACCTTCACATCAATATCCGGCAACGCCAGCGGAGAAAACAGCATCTCTGGCTGCGTGGCCTTCAAACCCTCGGAGAGGGTGTCGGGCCGGATCATGATCAGAACGACCTTGACCTTGCCGCGCTTCTCTAACTGCGACTTCACCTCGCCGACGTTTGCCTCGAACGCCCAGCCGAGGACGTGGACCTCGAGTACACCCGAGGACAGCGCGTCCTGAACGGCGTCATTGATCTGCTTCGCCGTAACGCGCCCTGACAGTGGACCAACAGAGATCGCGATCTTGTCCTTTTCCGACTCGGCGACGGCGTGGACGAGACCAGTTGCGCCCTGGATGGCGGCGTCCTTGCGATACAGACGGCAGATCACCTGGATGTAGTTCTCAAGCTTCGCAGGCTCTGTCGTGCCACCGGTCACCACATAGCCTTTCCAGTCCTCGACTGAGTAGCGTCCGAGCGAAAGCACCTCGAATGGACCTGTAATCCTCACCGACGACTGGTCCACCAGTGGGTCGTCCACCAGTTCGACCCGCTCCGGCTCGCGCCCCGCTGTGATGCTGCCCATGGTGACGCGCTGCAGTTCCCGGCACTTCAGTCCATCGGATACCTTCGGTCCCTTCAACTGGTATGCGGGGAGAACGGCGGAGAGCAGCCGCTGCCGGGTTACGTTCAGCGCTACCCGTGACGTGTCGCACGCGATCCAGCGACGGCCAAGCAACTCGGCGCAATACGGCGTGGTGCCACCACCACAGGTGATGTCCAGCACAAGATCGCCAGGATTGGTGGTCATGGCGATGCACCGCGCGACCACCTTTGGACTTGTCTGAACAACGTAGAACTTCTCTCCGGCAAAACCGCTGACCACCGTATCTGTCCAGATGGTCGTGATCGGAAATGCCTTGAAGTCGTCGAGATAGCGCACATAGCACAGTGTCTTTCCACTGGCGATGAGCCGCCGTGCCTTTTTGAGCACCTCCATGCCCTCCTGGTTGGTCTTCCACGTAGAAGATCCGGCAGGAAAATACTCCCGGCCTTCGAACTTGACCGGCCAAAGTTCATGCGAGCGTCCCTGGCGCGTGCTAAACAGATTGTCGGGGCGAAATACTCTCGAACCGTTCGGTAGGGGCTTGGACCCATCGGATTCGTCCTCACTCATCCGCCGGCGGCTGCCATCCTTCAGTTCAATCCAGGTGTACTGACCTGCGCCATCCCCGCCGAGTTCCTTTTCCCTGAAGATCGAGGTGTACCTGCATGCCGGCTTGTCCTTGGCGTACCACAAGAGGTAATCAACCGGTGACGACAGAAAGTCGCTCGATTGACTTGTAGTCTTGAAGAAGCTGATCTGCGCGATGAAATTGCTCGCGCCAAAGACCTCGTCCATCAAAGCCCGGACCCGGTGAAGATTCTCATCGCTTATCTGAACGAAGATGCTTCCGGTATGGGCGAGCATCTCTCTGGCCAAATACAGACGCTCGTGCAAATAGGACAAGTACGTGTGGACGCCGAGCGCCCATGTGTCCCGAAACGCCTTGATCGTGAGGATGTCGTCTGATTTGTCCGACTCATCGTTGTTCGTCGAATCCACTCGCTGTTGAAAGTTCGAGTCGTACTTGATCCCGTATGGCGGGTCAAAGTAAACCATTTGCACCCGCCCGCGGAGGGTTTCATAGTGCAAGAGGGACTCCATCACCTGCAGCGAATCGCCACAGATCAGTTTGTTCTTCCAACCCTCATCGTGAGCATAGAACTCGACACGCCGCTTCTTGTCCGTCTCGCGGAGCGTGCGCTCCAACTCCGCAAACAGCCGCCCTTGATTCATGAGCCCTGACTTCGCAGCGGCAGCTTGCCTGGCTCGGTCAATGAGCTGTGCGATCCGCGACTCAGACACCACTTCGTTGCGCTGCAGTGGCAGCACAGGCACCTGCCGACGACTTCGCTTCCCCGCCCAGAACATCACCGGATCTGCGGCCGGGTCCATGTCCAGAACCACGGTCTGCTCGCCGTTGCCGGCCAGCTTCCCGACGCTGACCGCCTTCGTCCACCCGTTGTCCATAGGCAGCGTGATGACCTGCTCATCCGCCGGCAGGAGCGACGTGTGCCCAGTTTCCGGGGTCCGCTGCTCCTTCACATCATCGAACGTGTAGCGGGTGATTTTTTTCTCGGCGGGCGGCTTCTTTATCGACTTCTCACGTGCCATTGGGGCTGGACTCCTCCCGATACTCAAGGCTTCTTGGACGCGATCTTCGACCCGGCGGTACACATCCCGCAATAGTCGCACTTGCCGCACTTGCTGGCCACGGGCGCGGCGGGCAGAGTGCCGGTACGGAGGGCGTTCGCGGCGTTGACCACGTTCAGCTTCACTTCCTTCAGGAAGTCATCATCCACCGAGCGGGGCTTCCTCTTCCGCTCGTCGAGCTCGTAGATCTCGACGTAGTCGGGCCTCCTGCCGGTGAGTTCCTGGTAGCCCAGCGCGTAGATGTGCAGTTGGGTTTCCGTGACATCCTCGGGCTGGGCGCGGTCGTTGGACTTCAAATCGACGATCGTCGTCTCGTCGGTGTCCCGCCGGCGCACGAGGTCGATCCGTCCCATGACGGTGACACCATCACCGAGGTTGAGTTCGACCTGCTTCTCTGAGAACTCCAGGTTCTTGAAATCGGCCTGGTTGTCGTTGAGGTAATCACGGACCACGCGCTCGGCAGCCGCCTCGAGCTTCTCTTTCAGCGCTGGATAGGCGTACGGCGTATGCATGTGCGTTTCGACGAGGCGTGCGGCCTCGCTGGCGTCGTAGACCTCCCCCTGGATGGCCCTGGCATGCACTTCCGCAAGCGCATCGTGCAGTGACTTCCCGTACCCCAGACCCTCGTGGATCGGGGCATTGAACCCATACAGGACGCGGAGCTTGAACTGGTACGGACACTCGAAGAAGTACTTCAGGTCGGAGAACGAGAACACAACGTTGGCGATGCCGGTCCGGGGTGTCGGCGTCAGACGCGGCCGGCCCGTGTAGTCGGGGGGGCGGCGCTTGACCCACTTTGAGACCAGCACGTCATTCCAGAACTCCGACACCCTCTGGGCCTGCTGGTTTCCGAGGATCGGAGCCCACGTCATGTGCAGGAACTTCTGGCTCCGCGTCATGGCGACGTAGAACAGCCGGCGCTCGTCCTCGATAGTTCCCTCGTAGCGCGGTTGCCCTTTGACACCCGCACGGGGGAGAACGTGCCACACGCTCCGACCGCCAGGTTTCCGGGCCGGAAACCGGTTCTTCCGGAGCGCAGGGATGAACACGACGGGCCACTGCATCCCCTTGGATTGGTGGACCGTCATGATCCGAACGGCGTCTGGGTTGGCGTACAGATTGTCCTGCCACCCCTCCGGGTAGGCATCCTCGGCGCGGTACTGAAGGAAGTTGCCGAAAGACTCGTACTTTTCAGCGGGCTTCGAGTGGTAATGGATGGTTTCGTAGTCGGAGATCAGCTGGCTGAACTTGCCCAGGTTGTAGAAGACGACCTCGCCGCGGCTGTTAGGGATCAGCTCCTCGCGCACTCCCGCGTTGTCGAGGAAGTTCAGGAACACGCGCTGGATGGAGTAGGAACCCCAGCGCTTTTGATCAGGATCGGTAAGCGCCGAGCGTGCGGTGGTGGCGTTAGCGATCGCTTGACGCAGCGTTGGAAGGTCCAGTCCTAGGTCCGCGGTGACCCACGCTGTCTCCACCGCCGCCGCGTCAACGCCGAGCCGCGACGCCATGAAGTAGAACAACTGCCGTGCGGCCTCCGCCTCCGCGGTGCCAAACAGGTTGTTCATGCCCACCACGACGAACGGGATGCCGGCAGCGTCGAGGGCCTGCATGATCGGCGCGGCGTCCTTCTTCACGCTCCGCAGCAGGATCGCCATATCCGACCAGGAGATCCCTCGATCCTTGTCGTCGTCGCGGATCGTGAGGCCGCGCGAGGCCGAACAAGTGTCCGCGATGAACTTTGCCTCGGCGTCGGGGTCGGTGAACGACATCGCCGTGATGTCGCCGGCCTCGTATGCCTGTGCCGCGGTAGGCTTCATTGCCTTCGGCAATCGCCCAGTATTCCGGGTGATGAAGTCCCGCGCGGTCTCGACCACGCCGTCGCTGGACCGGAAGTTCTCCTCGAGCGGAATCTGGGTCACGCCCGGGTAACGCGTGGCGAACGTGAGGATGTTCTGCACATCGCTGCCGCGCCACTGGTAGATGGTTTGGTCATCATCGCCGACTACGCAGACCTTCGCTCCAAGGTCGTGCAGCGTCCAGACAACCGCCTCCTGAACGGGGTTCACGTCCTGGTATTCATCGACGATCACATAGCGCACCCTCTCCGCGAGGCGCTTGCGAAGGGCCTCCTCGTTGGTGATCGCCTCGACGGCCGCTGTGAGAATCTCCGAGTAGTCCAGGTAGCTGCGATCGTTGAGCAGGTTGCAGTATGATCCCAGGCCATTGACGACCGAGCAGCCATTGAGGGCGGCGTCGTCCAGTTCGGCCTCGCGGAGGATCGACACGGCATTGATGTAGTGCTGCGTGTCTCGATACCGCACAAGCGGGGCGCCGGCGATGTCTGTCGAGGTCGTCAGCCCGCTCTGCTTGCAGTGCCGATCGACAAACAGGCCCTGCTGTACTTCGTTGAGAACCTCGTACTTCAGATACTTCGGAACTTCGGTCTTGATCAGATCGAGGCAGAACGCGTGGATGGTGCCGACGAACATCTCGGCGAGCCCGGGGATGTCGCCGAGCGCGGCGCGGCACCGCGTCACGATCCGCTCCTTTAGTTCTGCCGCCGCCTTCTCGGTGTAGGTGAACGCTACGATGTTCCTCGGAAGCAGCGCCCGCTCCGCCCCCTCGGGTTTTGATCTGAGAAGTTGAGCGACCCGCTGGGCGACAACCTCGGTCTTCCCGGAGCCGGCGCAGGCGATAAGCTGCAAGTTGCCCATCGGGCTGTTGATTGCGGCGGCTTGCGAGGTGGTGAGCTTCATGGGCGACTCGGCGGTTGGAGGATGGGATCGTTTGCCGTTTGCCAAACAGCGATGGTAGCATAACCAGCGGGTCGCGGCGGGGCGAACCGACAGCCAACGCACAGGTCTGAACGAAACCCGTATGTTCTTGGACCGCTGCGGTGCGTGCGATCGAGACCCGTGTAGGAGGTACTCGAGCAGGACACGGTGCCGAGCGTCAATGCCCGCTGGGTGCGGATGTCCGGCGCACCTTGGACCAACGGCGCCTCTGCTCGTGCCAGTCCGAATTCGCGGTGACTATCCGCAGCATGTGCTCGTGGATCTGGTCGCGGCCGTCGATGGTCGGCGGCAGGAACAGGATCTCCTCCTGGATGTCCGGGGCGAGGTGCAGCAGGTTCATGATCTGCGTCATGCGCGGCTGGGTGACCCGGGCGAGGTGGGCGAGTTCCGACTGGTTCGGGACCAGTCCCTTGCGGATCAACCCGTCGAACCGGATGGCGAGCGCCATCAGGCGGGCGATACGCGGGACGCGGCCAGACGTTGCCCCAACGCCGCCGGGGGTGGCCCCGTTGGCGTTCCCGGCCGCCGTGGCGGTATCGGGCGGCAGGCCCGCCACCGCCCGTTTGCGCCGGCCCTGGAACGCGAAGTGAATCGAACGGGTCACCGTGGTCATGCGGCCTCCTCGGCGCGTTTCTTGCACAGCGCTGCGATGCCCGTGGGGCGGAACGTGACGGACACGCTGCTCGAGTCGGCGTCGTATTCGACCTTGGTGAAGATCAGCCTCAAGAGCCTGGCCTGCTCTCGCGGGATCAGGTTGTTCCAGACGCCGTCGAAGTCCCGCAGCGACGCCTGGGCCTCTTCGCGGGTGATGGTCTGGGCCTCCAACTCCGCGAGGCGCTTGTCGAGGTCCGGCAGACGCTGGCGTGCGTTCGTGATTCGCTCGTGGACCTCTGCCAGGCGAGCCGTCGTGCCCTTCGCGGTACTCCCGTCGAGCACGAGTTGCTTCAACTCACGCTCGCGGCGCGAGAGCTCGCCTTTGAGTTCGTCACGCTCGAGTCGAATCGCGGCAACTTCCGCGTCGGCTGTCAATCTCGCCTCGGAAAGCACGCGGTCGAGCAGCCCGCGATCACGGCCGAGGGCGCGAATCTCATCGACGACCACCTTCTCCATCTCCGCCGCGGGCAGCGTGGTTGCGGGGCAAACATGGGCTCCGCCCTTGATGGCCTTGATGCACCGGTAGTAGCGGTAGAACGGCTTGCCACGCCCGCCCGTGAACGTGTGCGTCATCGCGGCGTCGCAGTGCTTGCAACGCAGAAGGCCCCGAAGGAGCGCGCCGTACCGGTTCCGCACCTCGATGCCGCCCGTTCGGCCGTTGTATCGCATCTGCTGCTGAACCTGATCGAACACCTCGGGTGCGATGATCGGCTCGTGCTCGCCCTGGTAGCTCTGACCCTTGTAGACGATCTTCCCGGCGAGGAGCGGGTTGGTCAGAAGCACATGCAGCGTCCCCTTGTCGAAGGGTCGTCCGCCACGGACCTTGCCCTTGGACGTGACGCGGCGCTTGTTCGGCCACGATCGCCGCAGAAGCTCGGTAGTCACCGGCTGCAGCGACCCCTTCTGGAGGTACAGCGCGAAGATCTCGCGGACTCGCGCCGCCTCGTGCGCGTTGATCACCAGATGTGGGCTTCCGCCCGAGCGGTCCACGTCGTAGCCCAAGATTGGTGCGCCGCCGGCCCACTTGCCCTTGCGTTTCAGTGCCGAGATCTTGTCCCGGATGCGCTCGCCGATGATCTCTCGCTCGAACTGGGCGAACGACAGGAGGACATTGAGCGTCAACCGCCCCATTGAACTGGTCGTGTTGAACTGCTGGGTCACGGAGACGAACGACACGCCCTTCTGGTCGAACGCTTCCATGATCCGCGCGAAGTCCAACAAGGACCGGCTCAAGCGGTCCACCTTGTAGACCACCACGCAATCGATCCGCCCCGTTTCGATGTCTTTCAGGAGCCGCCCGAGCGCCGGGCGCTCCATGCTGCCACCCGAGAACCCACCGTCATCGTAACGATCGGGCAGGCAGACCCACCCCTCGTTCTTCTGGCTGGCGATGCACGCCTCGCCGCTCTCTCTCTGGGCGTCGAGCGAGTTGAACTCCTGGTCGAGCCCCTCCTCGCTGCTCTTCCGGGTGTAGATGGCGCAGCGCACGCGCTTCGCCTCGCTGCTGGCGGCGGCCTTCGCCGGCTCAGACTGCTGTGTCACGCGGCGTCTGCTCATCGCACCTCCCCGAGCTGGAAGAACCGGAACCCGTTGATGTGGTTTCCGGAGACCTTTTTGGCGACCGCCGTGAGCGTGGCGAAGCGATCACCGTCGTACTCAAACCCCTGGTCGTCGTCGAGGACGACGACGCGGATCGACCGTCCCTTGAACTGGCGGACGATCGCTGAGCCCGCAGGCGGCAAGCGGGGATCTCGCGATGGCGACGGCCGATAGGCGCGGGTCGTCGTGACCGCCTCGCCGCCCTGAGGCGGGCAGACCATCGCTTTGGGGGCCATCACGCGGACCTCGGCGTCGTTGGCCAGTTCGTTTGCCCGCCGCCGCGCCCGTTCACTCAGGTCGCCCTCGGCGTTGGACTGGATGCGCCAGGCGATCTTGCGGATCAGGTACGCCCGGTGCCGTGTTCGGCAGGGCTGGCCGTGCAGCTCGGCATAGCGCTGCACGAGCTCGCCCGTGGTCATCTTGTTCAGAGCCACGAGTTGTCGTTGAATCGTGTCGGACATGGGAACTCCTCAGTGCATCGGCCCGGAGCCCTAACCCGCGGGCCGCGCGGTCACACTGAGGCCAACATCCGGCGACAGTTCAAGTCGGTCTTTCCGAGATTCGCCGTTTTTGCCGAATTCCAGCGCCGATCGCTCCCGGGTGGCGCGGACGGCCCGGAGAACGCCCCGAGCGAGAATGCTCGCAATCTCGGTGTCACGCTCCGCCGGCGTCATGGAATCGGGATTGCGGGATGATTCCACGCGGCGCGCTCCAGCGTGGCGTTGTGCGTCATGCACAGCGCCGTCACTGGTTCCCTATGCCGTGGAGAGCAGAGGTGCACGCGGTGCGATGACGGCTTGCACACTGCGGAGCGGCTCCTCTGCGGGCTCAACAACGTGGCGAGTCGAAGACCTGGCTGACCCACTATCATGGCATCATGAGCCAGGTCTCTCTGCCGACCGCGGTCCTCTATTTCCCAACCATAGAGTTCAGAGACGAAGCATGGCTCCGTAGGGCGATTTGCATCTGGGATCGGGTGGAACGGATTGTTCCGCCTGGCGTTACTCCTCGAGACTCCGCCGATGTTGAGGCACTGCAGGCCGCTGGCGTGGTTCGCACCGTCTCACTTGGCAACTCAGACACGGATGCGGCAGAGGCCAGTTTCCGTAAGTTTCTGAAGGACAATCCATGCCAGCCAGCTGCGCTTGTGGAGGACTTCGGAGAGGTAGCCCATCTCCACAAGAGCAAGGTTGGAGAGCGTCTTCAGGATTTCTTCGCCTCCCTAAACGTCAACACTGACCAGGGCGATGACTGGTTTGGAATTCCGAAGTCGCTCTGTCACGGATACATGATGCACTTGGCGGAAAGTGTTGCTCGACGGCGGCGCATGTCGAAGGTCACGGACGACTTCGATGCGTTCTCGGTTTCTCCGTTCTACGACTCAGATGGTCACGTCAACGACGGTGCCTACTCGCCCGAGGATCGTTTCGGGCACGCGATCATGGGATTGTCAACGATCGTACCGAAGCACGCTTCTGCGATGCCAATCAAAGAACTGCTGGCGTTCAGGGAGCGGACGGTTGAGGGGCGGCGTGCACTCGCAGCGGAGGTTTCTCGGTGTGCGTTGGAAGTGTCCGCGATCGAAGATCCCAAGGCAGCGAAGTGTCGGCTTGATGACGCCGCAGCGGAGTTTGAGCGGACTCGGGAGGTAATTGCCAAGCAGAGCATGTACAGCGCAGGCGATCTAGGCACATCCGTAGTCTGCGTCGGACTGCCGACGTTTCTCACTGCGTTTCCCGCAATCGCAGCTGCCAATGGCGGTAGCGTACTCGACCCACTGCCGCTTGCAGGTGGTGCCATCGTCGCCTTGGTTGCTTCCATGGGCCAAGCTTTTTCAAACAGCCGGCAGGTTCCGATCGACCCAGCCCGAGCGTACTATGTGGCCCTCCAGGATCAAGCAGCGAAGGTTTTCACCACACACGCCGGACGCGAGAACTCTTTCTGGCGTGTCATGGAGCACTTCGTCAACGACTGAGTTCTGGTCTGCCCCGGCGCGGACGGCATGGTCAACTCCGCCGCGTGAACCGATTCGCGCAAGCATCGCTTGCGCAACCGTGGTGTTCACGATCTCTACACGGGTGAGACCTGCTCTTCACCCCGGCTCCGATTTCCGAGAGACTCCGAGAGACTTTGGCCCCAAAGCGGGCCAGCCGAGCCCCCGAGCCGTGTTCGCCGGTTATGGCTTGGAGTCGACCAGAGACCCCACCCGCCTTACGGCCACCGCGCAAACCCTCCCGAAACCCGTGCCAGAAAGCGAAAACGCCGCCGAGGGTCTCTCGGCGGCGTCGTTCGTGAACCGGTGGGCCGGCTGCGTT